TCCTGACAATAAAGAATACTTGACACTTCGCGGTACATTTCCTGGTGAATACATCGTGAATGTTCATAGCTATTCTTGCTTGGGCGCAGACGGTAAAGCCAGTATGGCACCAAACATGTTGAAAGACATTCCGCTTATAGTCGAAGTCATCAAGATCAATCCAACATACTATGTTGTAAAGCGCATCGAAATGAAGCTTGATAGAGTTTGGCAAGAAAGAACTGCAATTCGTTTCGTCATGGACAATAATAAGAATATCGTTCTCTTTAAAGATGACTATGTTTCTATCATGTCAGGAAGGCCACAATGACACAATCGCTCATATTGATTATTGCTCTTGCTACCGCAGCAATGACTGCACTTGCATTTTACTATAACAACTGGATTAAGTTCTTTGTCATAGTTATTGTGGTCATTCTCGCCAATATGATCTACTTTACATTTGATGGCGTCAAAGGCTGGCCAGCGGTTGAGCATAGAGAAGTCAAAGGCACACTTGCTTCTGTTATCATTATCAATCCTTCTCAGTTGAGCAAGGGCGCAATCATTATCAGTCTTTTCCCAACAGATGAAAAGAAGTGGTATGAGTATGAATATCCAAACTATGCACCAAAGACATACTATCTTGAATACTCAAATGATCGTGCTGCTGAGTTTCAGAAAGCAAGACAAGCCATCATGGAAGGCAAAGAAGTACATATCAATGCCATACCCTCAATGAACAATGAAGAAGGTTCAGATGGTGATGGCACTGAAACAAATATGATTGGTGAAATCCTTAGAAAGATGTTGCCAGCTTTAAATGACACATATAAGCCTAAAGTTCCAGACATAGAAATTATGAGGCAAGAACCGCCTCCTGAGAAGGAATCAAACTGATGTCTAAATCATTTTCAATGCCAGCGTGGCTTTATGTTATTATATTGACACCAATTGTGTTGTCTATGATTGCTTTTAGCATGGACACCAGACCGCGCGATACCGCTCATCTAGTTGAAACTAGAAAGGGCGGCATTGTTCTTATCACAAATGAGATTGATGCATCAAATAGCGGAATGGGCACAGGCTTCATTCTAAATGATAATCAGATCGTTACGAACCTTCATGTCGTAGAAGGTAATGGCAAGCTAATGGTAATCTCTCCCAATACACAAAAGAGATATCCTGCCAAGATTTTATATCAAGATCCAATCGCAGATGTTGCCGTCATTCAAGTTGAAGACTGGGAATCATACAAGAAGAATGAGTCGCCTGTAAATCTCACACTTGGAAATAGTGATGAAGCAGAACAAGGCGAAAAGATTATTGTCATGGGTCATCCTTGGGGCTTGACTTGGACTGTATCAGAGGGTATAATATCATCTAAGAGTCGTAGAATGGGATCAAATCCAAAGTATCTTGACCAAGTAGATGCAAAGCTATTTCAGGGCAACTCTGGTGGGCCAATCTTCAATGAAGAAGGCGAGGTCGTTTGTATCAGCAACATGATGATTACCAAAGAAGGCGGATCATACGGTCTTTGCATTCCTTCCAATCTTGTAAAGAAGGTTCTATATGATTTTGAGAAGTTTGAAAAAGTTAGATGGAGAGCAATGAATGTTTCTGTTGGGTTGACAGAAGACGGCTCATCTGTTATACTACAAGATGTAGAGCCTGATGGAGCTGGTGGTAAAGCTGGACTAAAGTCTGGTGATAAGATTTTGGAAATCTTTACGCCAAACAATCATCCTAAAGGCATCAAGCCTAAAGATGCTAATGACATTATCACTGAACTAGCACAGCTAAGAGGCGATGATGAGATCGTGAAACTTGTAATTGAAAGAAATGGAGAAAAAATTATGATTGATGTGAAGACAAACTATAGACTGTCCGAGGAATATTCTCCAGATAAGGCAAAGTAAATGCCGACTAAAGATGAGATGACTACGTTCTCTTTGTCTATTGAGACGATTGCTAAAGAGAAGCAAATGTCTTACATGGATTCAATTATTGAGTATTGTGAAAGGACAGGATTAGAAATTGAACTGGCAGCTAAACTCGTATCTGGTTCACTCAAAGCCAAGATCAAAATGGAAGCAGAAGAACTACACTTTCTGCCAAAGTCAAATACAGCAAAACTTCCTTTCTAAGGATTCATCATGAAACTGAACGGGTATGAGACTTACTGTCTTTACCTAGCCTTGAAGAACCATTTTACTGTTGACAAATATGATTACTTCAAGTATAATGGTAAGACAAAGAACGTTTCAAAGGAAGCTTTTCTATCTCGCAAAGATAGATTTCAGTTTGAGAAGTTGGCCAGAAAGTGTCCTGATCCAGAGACACATATAATGCTGAACTTCATGGCAGATAAGACATGGATTGGAGATATGCTAGATGATGATGCTTTCTCCTCTGTGACGCAACATGTGAAAAGAATCCAGTCCATGTCTTACTATTTTAAGAATGAAATCGAAAAGTATGATAATCTAAAAGAACTGTTCAAGATGCAAGACAATGGTTATCCTATGTTTCTGAATGAGTATATGCGCGGCGATCTATCTCTGGAAACAATCGTCATTCTAAACTCATTCATCGGTTTCATTTCCAAGTTTGATGCTAAACTAGGTGATGATTATCTCTGGTCTAAATTTAGCTTCAAAGCACGGAAGTTTGCGCCGTTTCTGCTCAGGAACTTAGATAAAAATAAATTTAAGGAACTCTTGAAAACGCAGATAAACGCATCTATATACTTGACACAGGGAGATTCCTGTGCTAATATACATCAATAATACAACGCTATACAACGCAATACAAGGAAACATACAATGTCAAATTTCGCATCCCTCAAGAAGTCTTCTGCTGATATCGGCCGTCTTACCAAGGAAATCGAGAAGTTGAACGCACCCGCTGAAAGCGGTGGCAAGGACGACAATCGTTTCTGGCAGCCTGAAGTAGACAAGGCAGGCAATGGCTATGCAGTCATTCGCTTCCTTCCTGCTCCTGCTGTTGACGGTGATGATGCCCTTCCGTGGGTACGCATCTTCAATCACGGCTTCAAGGGTCCGTCGGGTAAGTGGTACATCGAAAACTCTCTGACTACGATTGGTCAGAAGGATCCTGTGTCTGAGTATAACTCTCAGCTTTGGAATGCTACCAGCGATGAGAACTCGCCGCAGCGTAAGCAGGCCCGCGAACAGAAGCGCCGCTTGACTTACATCGCCAATATCTTGGTCGTTACTGATCCGAAGAACCCTGCTAACGAGGGTCAGGTCAAGCTGTTCAAGTTCGGTAAGAAGATTTTCGATAAGATCACTCTTGCCATGAACCCGCAGTATCAGGACGAGAAGCCGATGAACCCGTTCGACCTGTGGAACGGTGCTAACTTCAAGATCAAGATCCGTCAGGTCGAAGGCTATCGTAACTATGACCTGTCCTCGTTTGACAATCCGTCGCCTCTCAGCGATGATGACGCGATGCTTGAGAAGATTTGGAAGTCGGAGTATTCTCTCAAGGAGTTTACTGATCCGAAGAACTTCAAGTCTTATGACGAGTTGAAGCGTAAGCTGAACGATGTGCTTGGTATCTCTGGAATGGATGTAAGCGGGGTTGATGTCAAGGTAAACGAAACTGTTACTAAGACATATACCAAGTCGGACGAACCTTCGTTTGAAGCATCGAAGCCACGCAAGTCTGTTGAAGACACTCCGCCGTGGACTGATAGTGAAGATGAAGACCTTGACTACTTCAAGTCACTGGCCGACTAAAAGCGAAAGGGGAGCGTTTCTGCTCCCCTTTTTTATACGTTAGACCAAGGAACTCCGCGAGAGTTATATCTGTTTCCAGATTCGACAACTCGACCCATTGATCTGTCAAATGATGGAGAAGGTTCAAAACTGTTATCGGCAGTTAATCTCATAGGATCTAGATTATTAACCGCTGACGCAACTTGTCTTGATCTTGTAGGATCAACTTGAGGTCCATTCTGAGGCATAGACTGAGCGTTAGGATTAGACATGTTCATATTCATCTTAGGTAATATTTGAGAAGCATTCAATCTGGCTTCAGAAGTAACAGCGACCTTGTTATCTTTAGTAATGCCTACAGCTTCACCTGTTCCAACGTTGCCTATTGTTTGACCAGTCTTGTTATCAACCATCTTCACTTCTTCTGCATATCCTGCATTTGCTGTGCCAGTCTCATAATTGTTGACAGCGTTTAGTTCTGAAGGTGTATCAGCAGGTGTTGCTTCAGTTACAGGTTCTGCTGTTGGTGCCATTTGTTGCTGTTCAGGTGGTAATACATCTGATTTTGGAACTATGTCTAATACATTCTGAGCATCACTAGTTTGTTTTTCATCTACAGGAATTTTGTTTTTTCCTTCTCTCATATCATTTATATTTTTAGATATTTCATTCCAATTTTCGATGAATGGTTGTGTCATAACTACGCCTTCTGGCGTGTTTTTGGGTCCTAATGTTGCTCGACCTTCGTCTGGCTGTATTGAACCGTGAGCTACAGGAGCATTTGATAAGACTTCTCCTTTTTCATTAGTGTATGTTGTCGGTATATTATTCTGTAGATAAATTTGAGGTGTTAGTTTCTGCGCGGCCAGCATTTGTTCTTCTGTCGGTTTACCACCACCAGTAATAAATCCAACACCTATTGTGTTTGTATTATCTAGGTCAAGTCTGCCTGTTCTGGCTGGATTACTTGAACCTTTCATCTGATTCATTCTCTTATCTGTAGATTGTAGTTGATATATCTTACCATCTTTAGATATAACATAATGATATCCATATCCGCTAGATCCGCCGCCTCTTGGAGTCTGCTGCGATTTTATTTGATCTTCGATACTTTGTGTTCCAGCAACATGAAATACCACGCCAGAGGCAGGTTTAGCATTTTTTGTTGCTGATTGGCCGTATGCTTTTGGATTATCTATTGTCTCAGATATAGGTATAATTTCACTGCCGGTCATTGTTTGTTGATCAGCAGGAAAAACATCACTAGTGCCCTGAGAAACACCTTGAGCGGATTGTATTTGATTTAGTTCGGCGGGAGTTGGCCCGCGAGAACCAAAATCTTTAGTTATATCATTTATTGTATTATAATATTGATCTCTATATTCATGATGTTTAGCATATTTTGGATCTTCATATCTCCATCTTATATAACCTGTGCCGAGCAAATATGCAGCATTTGCAGGATCAATGTTAGGATTTGAAAGAAATTGTTCAACTTTTTTACTCTTTTCGGTAGTCTGCATTTCTTTCATGTAGAATCTGGCCATGGAATTCATTGTTTCTTGATCAGGAATTAACTCTCCAGACTTACTAAAACGACCTTCGCTCATCAAATGATCTTTTAGTGCCGTTAATCTTGGACCTTGCATAGAGAGCATTCCAAGATTTGTTGCATTATTGTAAGGATCACTGTGCGTGCCAAACATAAATTTTTCTTGAAATCCGTTTTCACGACCAACTTCAGCAACTAGTGATAAAGATTGATTATGGCTAAATCCAGCATTAACAAAAGCATCATATGACATTTTCATTTTTTGATGCGTTGAATCTTTTATTCCTTCAATTCCTGAACCTTTTACATTAGTTTGATCTGGTAAAAGATACCCCAGTCCAGCTTTTTCAGCCGCTCTTTGTTGAGACGGAGTAATAGAAGGTTTAACAGGCGTGGCCGTAACTGAACTTCCAGTGCCAGCAGTATATCCTGTTCCTCCACCAGTACCACCACCAGTAGTGCCGCCACCGCCACCACTCATCGTTGTTCTTGTCACAGCGGTTTCAAATCCAGATATACTTGGAAGACTTTCTTTATAGTAAGAAGGAAATAGAGAAGAGTATTGCGTTGGCGTCAGCATAGAAAGCATATCATTCAGCAAACCACTCTGAGCCAAAGCCGTTCTGTTCATGACAGGAATGCTCATTAGTTTCTTGTAGTCTGTTGTAAGGTTTCTTGTGTCAAATGCCATCTTACTTCTTTGTCCTCTGAGCAGCCTTCATATCGGCAGCTTTCTGTTCTTCTTCTTTAATATGTGATCTAAGCAGATCCATATAAATCATTTTTTCCCAAGGTATCATATTTTCTAGCTCAGTCAGACTGTATTTGTGAAACTGCATCAAAGCAAAATTGACCTTAAAGTAGTTTATCAAATTGTCATGGCTGAGCATTACGTAAAAAAACTGGTAAAATCATCATAAACAATATTATGTTCATGTCCACACTTGCCGCAAGTCTTTTTTGCTCTTATAGCAAATGATGGCATCTTACCAGTAAAGCTCTCAATCTTTCTTACCTGCTCTTCTGTCAGTCCGTCAATAAACTCAACCATCTGTTCTCTAGAGTAATCTTTGGCTGACATGATGTTATTCTTGTTAACAATGGCATCAATACATGCTGCCATGATCTTAGTCTTCTTTTCCAACTCATTGTCTTTTTCGTCCAGCATTCTCATAAGTGAATATGGCGGAAACTTCATTCTAAGAGACATGGTGTTAGATAGCTGAACAACCTTAGGCTTGTCCATATTGTATATCTCAAAGTTGCTTATATTAATGTCAACTGGGAATATACTTCCGCATGGTTGACCTTCTACCATATTATTGCACTTGAAATTGACTTGTATTGTTTCTCCGAGGGACTTAGCTCTCAGAGCGATAAACAGATAGTCAATATCAAAGAATGGCAGCGCATTTATCTTCACATCACCTTCCAGAATGCAATTAGATATAACTTGCAGAGTTGTATTGATAATGGTTACAGGATCTTTAGATTCGGCAGCCATCAACAAAAGCTTCTCTTCTTTAACTAGAAAGGGTCTGATTTTTATTTCTTTACCGTTCGAGGGTAAGGTCAAATCATATATTGGCACATCAATCTTAGGCAATTCCATTTTATATCATCCTTTTTTTATTCTATCAACCCGAAAATCTGCTTGTGTCACGATAAGTTCTGCCCTTGACCAGATCATAGTCTGGTGCATTATAAGGCTTTGGAGTACCATCACGAAGACGATACCACTTGGTATATGTGAATGTAACGCCAAGTCTCAAGAAGTTATCATCTGCCCATGTGACTGGTTGTGGATTAACAAGTATGGGCCAAGCGTCTGCAAGAGTAATTAGATACTCTGCTTTAGGAGCAAGGTTTCTCTCATCTAATCTATTATTATCTGCTTCGCCAAATTGAAATAGCTGTATTTCGCAAGAATATTCACTTCTATATCTGAAATCGAAACTGTTTGTAGGATTAATCATTTCCATCCAGTCATCAAAGAACT